GGCAAGGGTTTACTCTCAAAAAAAACTGTTTCCCTTATTTCATGCGGGTTTGGGCGTGAACGTGTGTTTGGGGGTTTGCGAACGCGTGTTTGGCCCGCGTGTTGTGTGCGTTTTGTATTTCGTCGGATTTTGTTTGCCTTGTATTCCGCACCCCTACGGCTATTGCACGGTTTGCACGCGGGCACCAACTCGGTGTCGTCTCCCGCAATGTCGAATGGCACCAAGTGATCCGCCTCAGTTGCGGGCCGACGTTTGCACCAATGGCATAACGGTTTTTCGCGTAGTAGTTCGGCGCGTCGTTTTCGGTAGGCGGCGTTGGCGGTGCGTTTAGGCATGGTGTCTCATTGCGGGGGCACCACCCCCGCACCCCCGGCTAGCGCGGCGCGTGCGCGCCTTGCTTGCGTTTGTGTTGCTCGAGCACTCAAGCGTGTTCGGGCGTGTTGGTGTCGTTCCATTTGCGTGTTTGTTCTACGGTACTTGGCGCGTGTAATTCTCAAGCGGACGGCCCCCGGGCACCACCCGTCCGTTGTTCATGCACGGATCACACACACCCTGTCCCCAACTTGTGGACAAGGGTTTGCCCGGCCTGTCTAACGGGCGAACTATGGCGGGTTAGGCCACGGGGATTTTCACCCACACCGCCTATACGCGTGGCGGACGCAACCGTGAAACGGTCCTACCTCAATTGTCGTTTATGCAACGTCCTAATAATTCTCCAATTTGCGGCACAACCGCGTTACCTAATCCCCTAAGTCTGTCCACCCGGTTGGGAACCCCATTAGCCACTCGAGCCACTCGGGGTTCACGTAACCAATGGCCGTTGGTTCTCGCAATGCCAACGCTTGCACTAAGCGTGCCGAATACTTTTGCCCGTTGCTTAGACGCGTCCGCGTGTTGTGCACCGTGGTTGTCGTTAGCCAATTTGAGGCCGTCGGAGTAGGCCACGACAAACACTCGTTCTCGTCGGTGTGGCGCGCCAACGTCGGTTGCTCGTAACACTCGCCATTCTGCATTGAACCCGATTGCGGCCAAGTCTGCAAGAACGGTTCCAAATCCAAGAGACAAGTGGCCTCGTACGTTTTCCAAGATTGCGTATTTTGGTCGTAAATCGCGAATGGCGTTGAACATGAATGGCCACAAATGGCGGTGATCATTTGCGCCATGTCGTTTTCCGACGACGCTAAAGGGTTGGCATGGGTATCCACCGCAAATAACGTCAGGGCGTTGGACTGTTGCCCATTCAATTGTTGTAATGTCGCCATAGTTCGGTACCTCGGGCCAATGTTTTTTTAGAACCTTACAACAATACGGATCTATTTCAGATTGCCAAATTACTTTTAGCCCAGCGCGTTCCAATCCTAAATCCAACCCGCCAATACCGCTAAACAATGAACCAACCGTTAGCACTAAAACGGTTCCTCGATTTCGCGCAATTCGTTTTGTTTGTCCGCAACACGGCGCAACAACTCCTCAATGAGTTGCGAGGCCTGTCCCTTAGTCAATTTGTCCACCGTCGCACCGTCTCCCAACGTTTCGGCGCACACTAACGCCAACTCGTCCTCGGACGCAATGCCGGCCTTAGTTGCTTGCATTTTTACCATTTTGAGTTGCGGCGGTGTGGCCGGTGCGTCCGGGTTGGCCATGCGGCGTTTGTCGTTTTGTTGAGTCTCGACAACGCGTTGCGTTTCTTTTGCTTGACGTGCGAACGCTTGACGATCAGAAACGCGGGGTTGCTCGTCCGCGTCTTTGCGGTGCACTACCTCGTCGGCGGACGCAATGGCCTTTTCAATGCCGTAACCCATGTACCCCAAACCGCGGCCCAACGCCGACGTGAACCCCACCATGCGTTCCGCTAGGCGCGTGTATGGTGTGCGGCCCGGTATTGGTTCGGCGGCGGACGCAATGACGGGCACCGCGTCCCGTTCGTCACGCCAAATCGTCACTACGCAAATAAGGAATTGTTGCTCGCCCACTTGCTCGAGTGTGCAACTCGTTTCTTGAATCCGCAATTGCGGCCAATCCTTTAGTGCCATTCGTAGCCGGGTGGCCACGTCCACGTAGCCGTTCAATTCGTACGCCATTACGCACTCCGTCGCTTTCTTTGTTGGTAATACTGACGCAACGTAGCCATGGGGTGCAACGCGGTGGCCGGCACAAAATAGGCGGGTGCGCCTACGTCGGTGCGCCAATGTTCACGCACGTTGCAATGGCGTAGGTGTAGCCAACCGCGCAAAATGACGGTTTGGGTGCCGTAGTCCGCTACCGCGAGCACGTACGGGGCGGGTGGATCGTATTCGTGCGTAATCAAGCGTTTGCGCAAATTGTCGGTGGTGCGTACTTGTATTCCGTCCACGTCGGTGCCGTTTTTCTCGTACGTTTGTAGCCGCCATTCGTATGGTGCACGCAAATAGGCGGCGGTAGCCAACTCGCCCATAAATCCGCGTTGCACGCGCTCGGTGATCACGTCCCACAAATCGGGTTGGGTGGCCTCAAGGTTGCCCCGGTGTATGTGGCGGCGCAACGCCGCGTCGTCACCACGCAAATAGGCCAACCACGTGTTGGTGTTTCGGTCCACGGTGGCCATTCGCCCCGGATCGAAATTCACTATTACCGTGCCGTCTCGGTCAATAACCAACACGTGCCACCGCGTCCAATCGCGCCAACTCGCCTTTCAATTCCTCAATGCGTTGTTCGAGCACCCGCAACCGGACCATGGCCGCAAACGTCAAATGGGCTATGTGTATTTCTTGGGTGTGTTCGTGCAAATCGTTTAGTGCGTTAAAGACGGCGCGCCCGTCGCCGTGGCAACTAGCGAGTAGTTCACTCACGGCCATACACCGCCACTAGGGCCAAGGCCATGCACAAACCGAACACCACCCAAATGTCTAAAAACGTCATGGCGTGTAGGTGGTCCAATTCCACCAACCGCCGCCCGAACCCTCAACGCCGGCCCAAATGAGAAAACCCAACGCCAAATTGGTGTCTGGGTGTTTGAGATCGTCGCACGTGACGTTGAACCCGTGGTGCGCCGCCCAACCGGTTGGCCAATTGCTCGAGGGTTGCACCCACGTAGGGCAATGAATTTGTAGCAACCCGATACTTGCCCCCGAGTCCCCGACGGCCTGAGGTTGGCAACCCGATTCACGGCCCATAATCACCGTGAGGGTGGCCAACTCGGTGTCCGGCCAACCGAACCGTTGCCCGTATGCGGCCCATTCTGAGCACGTCCTAGGGGTGGGGGTTAGCGAGGTAGGGGTAGGGGTTTTTGGTGCGTCTGGCGTGCCCGTAGGGGCCAATGGGTGCACAACGTACTCGGTAGGCAACCCCTCAATGGAATACTCGGTGTTTGGGTTGCTTGGGTCGCGTACGTCGGGGGCCGGTCCCCACCACAAAATGCCCGCCCATGCGAGGCCCAACGCCACCATTTTGGCCGTGTAGGTAATCATGCCGCACCCCCTTGGGTTGGTGTGCTTGATAGGTGCTCAAGACGTGTCGGAACGCCCCACGTTTCCCATTGGTTGCCCCTGAACGCCAATTGGGCCAACGTGATCTTGCCGTCCGGTTTGCGGAAAATTTGGACCAACACGTGTTGCCCGGTGTCGAGTGTCCCTACTAGCACCTCGTAAAAAATGAGGTTAGGGGTTGGGTTTTGTTCGGGTGTTTCCGGCACGTCGCTTGCCGCCTTTCGTAGTTGTCGGTTCCACCGTAGTGGGGGCGTGTTCGGGGGTGGTGGATTTCCCGAACACTTGGTTGAACGCCTCGCGGACCTTTTCGGGGTTGTTTGCGAGGCCTTGGCGGATCTCAATGTGGAACCAATCGCCGCCGGGTGTGCCGGTGATTGTGGGCCGGGTGTACCTAATCCATGCCTCGGACGCGTGCGCCTTGGGTATTGACGTGCCTACGCGGTCCACGCGCCACCCGCGCCCGTGCTCGGGGAAATAATCGAGTACGCATTGCACGCCCAATAGTTCCCAATTGTCCAACACGGTGTTGAGCCACGTGAGTGCCTTTATGCGTCCGTTGTTTACACCGAGTTTTCGGGGTTCTATGCGCCGCCACGATAGGTCCATGGCCACGCCTCGAGCGTGGTTACTGATCACGCCTCGGGTGCCGTTGTCGCCGGTGCCTCGAATGTTGCGGAACGCGTAGGTGCCGTTGTTCCACAATGCGCCGCCCGAGGTAATGGCGGCCTGTTTGGCCCACTCCTCGGTGCCGGCTAGCGGGCCGGTTACTACGGCGTAGCCGGGCACCTTGTATTCAGGCATTAGTGCTTTTCGTCGTCTTTTGCTACGAACATACACGCGGTTTTACGGTTGCCAATAAGCGTTGAAACGTAGGCCAACACACCGGAAACGACGGGAATTGCCAACGCCACCAATTCCATGTCCCAACCTTTTTTGTAGGCCACGTACGACACCAACGCAATAATTGCGCCTTTGAGCGTTTGGTCCGCCGTTTGTAGTTGCGCGTTTCGATCCATGGCTACGGTGCCGACGGGTAGGGGTTTTCGGCCTTTACTTTTGCCACCGCCGCACGCCATGCGGCCTCGGTGCCGTCACCGCGTTGCCATTCGAAAAACAATCCGTCGGACTGCTGTTCGTACGCGGTGCGCCTGTCGGCCTCGACGGCCAAACATTTGTTGGCGTAATCCACTTGCGGCCACGCGGCGTCCAATTCGGCTTGCGACGGTTTGGCACCCGGCCCGAACCATTCAAGTGTTGCGTAATCGTTGGCGTTCAACGTCCACGTTGCCCCCGGATAGTTTGCGGTCAAAACCGCCGCGTAATCGGTCATGTTATGCAACCTCAATTGCCGTAATGGTGCTTGCGTTTCTCGGTGTGTAATTGTGATCGCTATCACTTGAGGAACGGTTGCAATAAATGGTGTCGGTTGCCGAACCGTTGTCCAAGTAGGCAAGATCCACGCCGTACGTTATTGCGGACGCGGTGGCCGGTGAATCCAAATAGACAAGGCTCAACGTCATGGGTGTGCGCCCGGTGTTGTAACCCGCCGCCGCTACGCGCAAACGGTTGCTTGACGTGTCGCCGCGATACGTGGCCGTGTTGCCGCCGGTGAGTTTTGCGGCGACACCTTGAGACACGGCGGCGGAACACACCACGCTCGCAATAACTAACACTTTGTTTGACGAACTCGCCGGGGTAATTGCCACGGTCAGGCCGGTTACGGACGTAAACGTCCCCACACCGGTGGACGCGCTAAACGTGTCCGTTTTCAACGTGCTAACCACGTTCACGATTTTGCCGCCCGTTGCACCCCACGTAACCCACGCGGAACCGTTGTAGGACTGCAACCCGGTGCCCTCGACGTAGGCCAATTGGCCCTCGGCCAACGTTTTTTCACCTGATCCACCGAACGCGGCATCACGCGTCACCGTGGACGCAAACACCGGCACCCCGGTGCGTGCGCTCTCATTCATTTGTGCGGCGGTCAAAACCTGACTAGCCGTAAACGTTGGTACGGCGGTTTGTGCGTTGGCACCCATGGCGTAATCCTAACCCAACACGTTGGTGCTATTGAGCACGCCCAGCACCGGATCGTCCAACACCAACAAATACACCACGGTGGTGTCGGCGGTGTAGAACGTGAGTGTGTGGCCGGTGTTTAGATCTATTTCGCCGTTTATGCCCTCAACCGAGAGTTCCCTAGTTATGGTGCCGTAGTTCTCGACGTTCACCGTTATTTCTATGGTTTCGCCAATGTCTATTGTGGCCACGGTGTCGCGTTGCGCCTCGGTGAGCATGGCCAAATTGACGGTTAGGGCCGTCAATCGCGGCGACGGTTGCGGCGTAAGTAGGTAGGCGGCGGCGGCGTCAATTTGTCCCTGTTCGTGCAACAACGATTGCCCAATGTCTCGAGCCTGAACAAAATACTCGGCTTGGCTTGCTAAATCGTCGTCGGTGGCGGTGTCGCCGTCCAACCCGGTGACGGTTGCACGGTTCACTACTTGGCGTGCGTCAAATTGGATAGC